GACGGGCGATGGTACGAATCCCGCGTGTTTGATACTCGATAGAGATTTGTCGAGTATAAATCGAGGTGTATCGGTGAAGGCTAAAAACCATATATTGAAATAATAGATTGAGAGTGTTATAATATATAAAGAGGTGATTATATGAAATCTGGAATATATATTATTAAAAACACTTATGACGGAAAAGTTTACATAGGACAAAGCGTTGATGTAAAACGCAGATTAAGGACTCATAAAAGGCTCCTTAATTTAGGAATTCATAAAAACACATACTTACAAAATGCATTTAATCTATACAAGGAACACATAGATTTTCAAACTATTGAATTGTGCGATGTAGATGCTTTAAATAAAAGAGAACAGTATTGGATTAGGAAATTCGATTCTACAAACAGAGCAAAGGGATACAACCGTGAGAGCGGTGGTTCAGAAGGTCAGAAATGGTGTGAAGAGTCGAAAGAAGCAAGAAAAGGCGAAGGAAATCCAATGTTTGGGAAGCACCAGTCGACAGAGTTCATTGAATGGATAAGAATGCACAACAGGGCGAGTAGTGATAAATTAACCGTAAACGATGTTGAGAATATCAAAGTAGCGTTAACCAAGGGAGCTAGACAAGCGGAGCTTGCAAAGGAATACAATGTTACTATTTCAACGGTAAACAAGATAGCTTCGGCTAAAAATTGGAGTTGGGTTTTACCTGAATTGAATGCTGATATCAAAAAAAACATTGAGGGTGAGAGGCAAAAGAAAAAAGAAGAGATTGCAGAGAAAAAAGCAATTTTTTTAAAAAATGAAGAGGAGCGAAAAAACATAATAAAGAATGTTAGAAGCGACTTTGAAAAAGGAATTCCTAAAAATGAAATAATGAAAAAATATGGAATATCTAGTACAAGCTATGTGAGGTATACAACAGACCTTTTTAACAAACATAAAGAAAAACTTGTAAAATTGTGCCTTGAAAAAAGGGCTGATGGTATGCAGGTTAAAGACATAGCTAAAGAACTAGGATTACATAGAACTACCGTCACAGAATATTGTAAAATGGTTCATGTTAATACCGAGAGTGCAGAAATCAACTGTATTTGTAACGACTAGCAGGTGAGCGTTAAGAGAGCAATAATCCTGCCACGAGCCCTCGACACATTAGAGCATCCGACAAGGGTGCTTTTTTAATGTGAAAATATAGTCTGAACTTATAGGAAACTATAAGAATTATCGGATAAAGAGCCGATAAGATAACAAATTGGAATACCACCAGCACCCGACCACCGATTTTTACGACCTTGGACTTGGCTCAAACACCAAGGAGCCAATGCTTACGATAATCACCACAGCGGGTAAGGATTTAACTTATCCTTGTTATACGCAAGAGTACGATTATTGCTCAAAGGTTTTAGATCCGGATGTAGACGTAAAAAACGATGAGTATTTTATTGATATTTGCGAAGCAGATAAGGGCGACGACTCTGGAGCATTAGAAACGTGGCAAAAAGCAAACCCGATAAGGGCTTTTTATGAAGAAGGTGTAAAAAAGATAGCTGAAGATTATGAGATAGCCAAGCAGATACCTGAAAAAATGATAGCTTTTATGACTAAAGTACTCAATATTTGGGTATCGGCTGCAAATAACGGCTATATGGATATGAAAAAATGGAAGTCCTGTGAAGTCAAGGAGTTCCCTATCGACTTAAGAGGGCGACCAGTGTACGTCGGTTTTGATATGTCATCAAAGATAGACCTTACATCGGTCGCTTTTATAGTACCTTTTCAGACCGATAAATTGGACAGTGGTAATAAAAAGATAGTCAATTATGCTGTTTGGACGCATAGCTTTATACCTACAGTGGACAAGCTTAGAGAACACATCATAAAAGACAAAGTGCCATATGACGCTTGGGAGCGTTTGGGATACTTGACACTGACAAATACACCGATAGTCGACCAAGCGACTGTAATGCAGTATGTGATTGATGAGTGCGCGAAGTATCAACTTGATATTCAGTGCTTATGTTTCGACCCCGCAAATGCGTCAAAACTCATGATGGACTTATCAGATGAAGGCTACACAGTCGAAGAAGTGTATCAAAGTCATAAGAGCTTAAACGAAAGTACTCAAGGCTTCAGGGAGCAGGTCTATTCGGGTAATGTGCTTTACTTGCATAACCCGCTTTTTAATTACGCTATGTCTAATGCAGTTGTAAGGACAAATAACGGACTTATAAAGATTGATAAGGACGCAACTACTAAGCGAATAGACCCTGTGGATGCGACTTTGGGAGCTTTCAAATTGGCTTTATACCACGACTTTGAGTCAGAAAGCTACAACGACTATGTAGAGAAATTTTTGAAAGGAATGACAGGCTAAAATGGGATTTTTTAACAGCTTGAAAAATTTTTTTGTACCTGAGACGGCGGACACGGCAAGCGAACGGCTCCGGCAGTGGCTTGGAATAGATGATGATATCACGACCCCGAAGGCGCTTGCGGAGACGACATACTTCACTTGCTTGAAGGTCTTATCTGAAACAATGGGTAAGATGCCGTTAAAGCTATATAAAGAAGATGCGACGGGCGGAAGAGTAAGGGCTGACGCTGTGGATGTGCTGCTATACAGACCGAACAGCGTAATGACGCCGTCAACTTTTTGGTCGACGATGGAGGCAAATTGCCAGCACTATGGCAATGCTTACGCGTGGATCCAAAGAGATTACAACAACGGCATAAGAGCAGGAAAGATACAGACAAAAGCTTACTGGATAATGAAATCTGATTGCGTGACGGTGTACATGGACGATGCGGGCGTATTTGGCGACCGCGGAAGGCTGTATTATCAATATAGCAATCCGCAAAACGGTGAGACGGCTGTATTCAGACAAGAAGATGTATTACATATAAAAAATTGGCTTTCATGGGATGGTGTTATGGGTCTTTCCGTAAGAGAGATACTAAAAAGCACCATACAAGGCGCAGGATACTCACAGAGATATCTTGAAAAGCTGTATAAAAGCGGTCTGACTGCATCAAGCGTACTGCAGTACACAGGCGACCTTGACGAAAAATTAAGAACGCAATTACAGAAAAAGTATAACGAACTTCTCACAGGTGCGGAAAATGCGGGCAAGGTGGTAGCATTGCCAATAGGCATGAAATTAGAGCCGCTCACTTACACGCTTGCGGATGCGCAATATATGGAATTAAAGAAGTATAGCGCCTTACAGATTGCAGCGGCTTTCGGAGTAAAGCCAAATCAGATAAATGACTATGAGAAGTCGAGTTATTCAAATTCAGAGTCGCAGCAGCTTAGCTTTTTGATAGATACGATGATGTACAGGCTCAATCAGTACGAGCAAGAAATCAACTACAAGTGCTTGACTGATGAGCAAAGAAAAAAAGGATTTGTATACAAGTTCAATGAAAAAGTTCTTCTAAGAGCAAATATGGAAACACAAATGCAGAGCATAACATCCGCGGTGCAAAACGGTATTTATACTCCAAACGAAGGTAGGCATCTTTTAGACCTTCCTTCTATGGAGGGCGGTGATGTGCTTATAGTAAATGGCAACTATGTACCGCTTACAGATGTTGGCGCTGCATACAATATCGGAAAGGAGGGCAAAAATGATACTTAAGATAAAAGGCGACATAGTCGGCAATGAAATGAAAGAAATTTATGACTGGTTCGGCTATGACTGTACTACTCCGGGTGATGTACTCACAGCACTTGAGGAAATGCCAAAAGGTGACCGCTTGCAGTTAAAAATAAACTCCGGTGGCGGTGATGTGTTTGCAGGGCAGGAGATATATAGCACACTTAGAGGTCGCAACGATGTGGACATCGAAGTGGAAGGCTTGGCGGCATCCGCTGCATCCGTCATAGCGATGGCGGGTAAAAGCACAATATCACCCGTCGGCATGCTTATGATACATGATGTTAGCGTGAGCTACACAAGTGGCAATCACGCACAACTTAGCAAGCAGGCTGAAACCTTAAAGGCATGGGATGAAGCGCTTGCAAGTGCTTATGTCGAAAAGACAGGCAAGAGCAAAGATGAAATCATACAAATGATGGACGCTGAGACATGGATAACAGCCGATAAGGCTGTAGAAATGGGCTTCATAGACGCTATAAGTCAGTCAGGAAATTCAGTGATTACGAACAATATGGGTAATCTGAAGATTACTGACGAAATGATACAGCAGTATACAGCCGAGAAGGCTGGTATTGAAGAAGAAAAAAATAACTTGTTAAAAGACCTCGATAAGTTCGGGGCGTGAAAGGAGCAAAGAAATGAATTTACAGGAGTTACTTAATCAGATAAACGCGAAGAAGCTTGAAGTAAAGAACCTTGCGGAGCAGGGAAAAATAGAGGAAGCAAAGACAGCAAAGGAAGAGCTTATAAACCTTCAGGAGCAGTACAACATTCTTAAGGATGTTATAGAAAGTGAACAGAGCGGAATGACAAATGGCACAGCAAATGCGGTAGGAATGAAAGCAGTTACTGCAGATAATGTAGTTGATGCTGTACACGACTTTGCCGAAGCTGCAAGACACGGCTTTTATACCAACACAATGACGGAGGGTACTAAGGCTGACGGTGGTTATACTGTGCCTGAGGACATTCAGACAAAAATCAATCAGTATAAGAAGGCTGTTTTTTCACTTGAAAGCCTTGTTGACGTGGAGACAGTAAAGACAAGTAGCGGTAGAAGAACTTTTCAGAAGAAGGCACAGGCTGAAGGGTTTAAGGCTGTGGCAGAAGCCGGGAAAATTCAGGGCAATAATACACCGCAGTTTGAAATTCTTGACTATGCTGTCAAGAAATATGCCGGA